CAAAGGCCTTTCCGCCTAGTGTCCTATCCGATTCTACCGCAAGCGAAACGGATGAGTCTCCAGTGCTTGAGCAGTAGGCATCGAGATTTCTTTGGGCAGTTCTTTCATCTACCCTGCCAACAACTACCTGAACGGCAAAGTTGTATTCGGTCATCCCTCGCTTGAAGTCTTGGTGATACTGCACTCTTGCAAGTTGCACTATTGCGATTGGAGGCGATGGGTTGTCGGGGATAGTTGGGGAAACTCTTAGCCCCGGAATGGTTGCTAGGTTTGCAGCAAGTCCATCACGCAGCTCTGTGATTGAGGCCACTATGCCATCCTGATTTTGCGGTATGGGTCAACTAGGTGCTGAACATCTGGGTCGAGTCTGAAGCCGACACGCATTGAGCCAAGCTCTCCGCTGATAATTCCTAGAGGCGAGTCGAGTCTCTTGAAGATTCTTGAGGCAAGAATGACAGTTGCCTGAGTGATTGCAATCGGGACTGAAGTCCAACCCCAAGTTCCGACTATCTCAACTGTGGCTTCGCCGTTGCGGTATGGGAACAGGTAGTCCTCAATTGCCCTGATCTGATAGTAAGAAGTTGTCACGCCACCTGCTCGACCATTCAGAGGCTCTGCCTGCCAGTCTTTCGCTTCCCATGTGGTGTCAAAGGTCTCGCCGTCTTCGGAGGTCTTGACTCTGGTCAGGGTAATGAAGTCCTCGGTCTCGCAGACATAGTTGTCAATAGGTGCGAAGATTTTGGTAGCAGTTCCAGCGTTGTAAAAGTAACGCTCGGTGTAGGAGTCAATTTGGCGTGAGGCTGATTCGATTGCCATCTCCAATAGAGGATCGTCAATCCCATCTGCTATGCCAAGTGCTGCCTTAAGTTGTAAAAGTGTGCAATAGCCTTGCGTAATCGCCATGAGATTCCTCCGCCTCTATTCTACCGACATTGTTCTGACCATCTCCGAAATCATCGGCCCTCGGAGGTAGCGGCTATTGCGCCAGAGAAGGCGGTTGGTGTAGCTGAATTTGGTCGCAAGTCTGCGGTCAATCATGTTGGTTATGGTTGGTATCACTTCGATATCATCTCTGCCTAGTCGCTTGGCAATCATCTTTACTAGGTCGTATTTGGAAACCCAGTCATCGGGGATTAGGTGCTGAGTTCCAGCCAATAGGTAATTCTGTTTGATTATTCCTGCGACCACCCTTGCAAACGCCTCGGTTGTCACCCCGTTCCAGTAGTGATTGACAAAGCCGTTTATTCTTGCGCCTTCGGGTTGGCTCTTTATCCAATCAAATAGCGAGCCTGTGCCGTTTGCTCCGATTATCGAGCATCGAAGGTTGAGCCAGTTCGCTGCCGAGACCTCGCCTCGCTTCTTGCTTAGTCCGTAAGGGTCGGTAGCGTCTCGCTCTGATTCCTCTGTATAGAAACCCTTATCACCTGCAAACACGCAGTCAGTTGCAATCTGAATGAAGTAGAGGTCTTTGCGAGTTGCGAGCAGATGTGGAAAGTCTCCGTTTATCTTTTCCAGTTTTTCGACTGTCGGCTTCTTCTGTGGGATAACCCCGATGCAGTTGATGACAACATCGCCCTCGGTCAGCATGAATTGGTCAATTGAGTCGGGTGCTTCATACTCTGAGCGTGTGGGTGCAATCAGGTCAAAAGAAGAAAGCTCTTTGACCATCGCTGAGCCAAGCATCCCCTCAGCTCCCAAGATGAGAACCTTCACCTGAGCGACCTTGATAGTTGCCTAATCTGCTCCATGCCCTCTGCTCTCTGATCAGGTCCGAGCAATGCGCCGGAGGTTGTCATGCGGTCGTAGCCTCGGTCAAAAACAATCCTCATCGTAGGCGTGTTGTATGGCTTTACAAGGCCCGTTTTCCTCATGTGTAGCGCAAGACCCCAGTCGGCGAATCTTATGCCCTCAGGGAAGCCTCCAGAGGCTTGCCAGAGGTGTCTGGTCATGGGGTTAGCACCGCCTAATTCAAACTCATAATCAAGGGTCTCTGGTATCCACTTGGTCTGTTGGACATAATCTGTGCCTTTGGTTCTAAGCCAGTCGCAGACTAGGTTGCAACCTGCGGCCTCTGCCTCAGGAATTGAGTTCAATGCTTTTGGTAGGAAGTAATCATCGACATTGCAGATCGCTATCCACTTGCCAACGCATAGATAGATTGCTTGATTCCAATACTCGGCATAGCTGTTTAGGTTTTCTTTTACTACCCTGACAACACCCTCATTCGGAACACTCGCCTTGACCGCTTCCCAGTTCTTGTCATCGGTGACAATATTTATCTCAAACGGCTTAGTCTCGAGCGACTGCACCCCTGCCCACCATTGAGGCAGGAATTGAGAATAACCATCACCCCAAATTGCTAGGGGTAAAGAGATTAGACCAGTGTCTTCAGGAATGGTAACCAATAGTGATTCCAGACTTTTACATCGTCAAACTGCTGAGCAAACTTGCGTGATGTTTCTGAATAGCGACCTTCTTCTTTTGTTACCTGATAAGCCTTCTCTAGCTGTTGAGCGATTGACGAGATATAAGGAACTTTCCACCATGCAATTTGCGCCTCATCCCAGAACAACTGTCCTTGAACCTTGAAGCCATCTTCTGCCACTAGGTCTCTTGGACCTGTCCAGTCGGATGCGATCACTCGACACCCTACCGATTGAGCCTCAAGGATTGGAATCTCAAAACCACCTCCAAGAGAAATCTGCAGAGCCACATCCGCAGCCGAGTAGAAGCCAGCTAGGTCTTTCGGATCAACTCCTAAGCGGTAGTCGATGGGGTCAGGGAAAATAACAGAACTCATGTCAAGCCCGCAAGCCTCAGCTAGTCGGGGAAGATGGAAGCCTCCATAAACACCCTTCGGTTCGGTGTGAACATAGAGATAAGCGTTCGGGTGTGTCTGTCGGAACATTGCAAAAGCCATGAAAGCCTCAGCGAAAGCCTTGCGGTGAATTGATTTGTTTGCTTTGTTAGCTGCATTCATTACGACTAGGAAGTCATCTTCTTTGACACCCAAGAAGTCTCTGCCGTCTTGCTTGCCAATCTTGTCGGTGCGCTTGAAGGTGTTGACTGTATCTATCGAGTGGGGTATGTAGATTCCCTCAATGCCGACATCTTGCAATTGCTCCATGCCAAAGGGTGACATTGCGATTGGAGTCACATTGTCTTTGTCTAGCCAACGCTTGACCGCAGGGGGCATTGAGATATGGTCTAGCGGTGTCCAGCTCAAGATGTTCGGCCACTCTTCTGTCGGCCACATCTCAGGCTTCAGAACCCAAACATCGCAAAGGGTCAGGATGTAATCTTTCCAATCCTTCTTTGCCATCTGCATCTTGTGTCCGACTGCAAGTGCATCCTGCGACATCGGCTCATACCCTCTTGCGTAGTGTGGAATTTCTCCGTAAGGGGTTTTGTGTGTTGAGTTGTTTCCCTCTAGTCCATAGTTCGAGACATGGGCAACATTCGCTCCATGCTTTGCAAGGTTGTCAACAAGTTGCCCGATCTGCATTCCGTAGCCTGTCGGCTGGTATGGCGAATTGGAGAAGGTTGTAACTGTTAGGTCTAACTGCTCTGGCTTCATAAATTCCTTTCTACCCCCACAATAGCAAAATCCCCCGACTTTGTGCCGGGGGACTTGCCTAGATTTCTAAGGTTGACTATGCAGCCGAGCCTCTGAAAATCTTGAAGTGCTCTTGGTGGGACAGGTTTCCGTCTACACGAATCATGAAACGGAAGACGCTCAAGTCGTTTGCAAACTTGAAGTCATCGCTTCTGTCAACACGCAGGCCACCTGCAAGGCGGACCTTATATGAGGGCAAATATCCGTAGCCCACGCTTGCCGAAGCCGAACCTACAGCAGCCATTCCGGGATTTTCAAATACTGGGTATCCAAGAAGGGTGTCTGAGGTTGCTCCGTTTAGACCCGGCTCGAATAGGTAGTATCCGTCAGTGGTCTTTAGCTTGCGAGCGTTGCGAATTGCGGATGGGGCCATGAGCCAACCAGTTCCCGGCAGTCTGCGAACAGCACCATCAACCGAGTAAACAAGGTCAATGAGCTGATCAGCGGTGAATAGACCACCTGCGATAGTTCCATTGACACCAGTTCCAGCGGCCGTCACGATACCAGTTGCAGCAGAAGCTCCGCCCGCTCCGGTTGTGAGCGTTGCGTTCACGGCTACACCGATGGCATTTGCTGCCTGACGAGCAAGAACATCAGCAATAGAGACCCCGGAGTCCTCAATCAGTTCTCGTGCTACCGGCACGAGAAAAGCGAACTTCTTCGCCCCGAGAGTAATGCTGCTGAATGTTGGCTCGCTTTCGTCAATCTCTGCACCTGCTGCTTCGTAAGAGGCAGTGCTGAAAGCCGTAAGCGTTGGAATCTTTAGGTCTTCACCTGAAGTGGTGTTGAATACCTCAGAGACATCCAACATTGGACCAACCTGACGAGCTAGGTCATAGACACGAGCAACGAAGCTCT